ACAGCGTCGTCACCGTGAGTGATAGATCCGGTAAAGGCGTCAGACGCCCAAGCCGAAATCCAAGAGAGAACGATAAAGGAAAGAGGAGTGCCCATCGGAGAACCCCTCCTCGCCAGCCACTCTGTCGAGTCATAAGACCAGATACAGAGGCTGGAAAGCCCAAGGCCCCAAGAAGCGTACTCGAAATCGCCATTCGAGATGGCGTGCGCATCATGGAGGCCTTGGATCACTGCAAGTACGGCGTCGTGCGATATTCCGTCTGTGGCCTTCGAGAGGTCAACGGAAAAGAAAGACGAGCCGTCCTTATAATGGAGAAGCTTTGTAGAGCTGGAGTAACCAGCTTGTGGAACATTGTGCCCAGGAGGCAACATGTTACGCGAGCGACGGATCCAGTCGCCCTCTACAAACACAAGAGCGCTTGGTACCCCAATCGCTCTGTGTTTAAGGCCGGGAGATCTCAGAATCTCGAGACGCGCATGCGAGGTGCGGGCACCAAGCGTACGCTGTCGTCGGAGTGCAAGCACACCGACAGCCTTAAAAGCTTCACCTCTGCCAAACTCCGGTCGACCTGCGTTCTTGATTACGTGTCGACAGAACCCGCCAAGCGAGTCCTGCGTCCATTCACCAAGAGCGTCGAGGGTCCACGGAGGAAGAGGGCCGACAGCGGGTGTGTCATACGACCACCCGGGCCACTGTCGAGCCCTACCACCGTCAAGCAGGTACTGCTTGCCGGTGGCGGCGAGGTAACCATTAATTCCTCCTTTAGAGCCCGAAAGCTCAAAGCAGGAAGCAGTGGAGGAGGGGAGAGTGCTGGGTCGTACGATGGGACGCGCTTGTCTGCCAGCCGTGAGGCGGACAAACTCGCGCAATCTACGTACAGCACTCTCCGATGCGGGATAACCCTTCTTCGACATTTCTATCGCCTCAATCGCGACCTGCTTCTCCGAACCAACTGGAGGAACAGGCAAAGAACGCGAAAGGCGAGAGAAAGCGAAGCCGTCACGGCCGCTCTTCCAGCTCAACTCACAGAGAGCGCGGCTCACTTCCCTAGGGACGTGATCCGGCAGCTCGTAGAGAGAGCGAAGAGAAGCGGCACGGACGGAGTGTGTCAGTGCCTTCAGAGCCTTGGCCATGTAGACCCACCCCCTGTGGGGGGCGGTCTTCATGAACCAACGGTGAAGGTACCAAGACACACGAAGGGAATCCCAACCAGAAAGGACCAAACCGCTCCAGCAAGCTGTCCAAACTTGCTGGAGTTGAGACGCATCGCCTCTGTGATGTCCCTTCCTGATCGCCCCAACGGGGGAACCAGGAGAGGCTGTCATGAGATGGCTCTTTACAAGTGACGGGAGTCGCTTG